GTGAAGTTTATTTGACTCTGCTACTTTACACCTTTGAATATTTCCATTTTTAACTACACACAGATGGAAATATTCAACAATCGTAAATGACTATTATTTGGTTTGAAACAACTTAAATAGTTTCGTTTAGAAATATACATATGCGATATATGTTAATTTATTTATTGGTTTTGTTAGTACCGATTCAATCATTACAATATTGTTTACATACCACATCTAAACGTTTATATTCCTTACCAGTAAACAAGGGATATCAAAATGGTGTACAATTATATCGAAAATACCCCTTATCTCGAAATGGACATCAACGATACGTTGAACGTTTATATTCAAGGAATATGACAATCCCATATAACCCATCTGAAGGACCTGATGATGAGGGAGAAGACATTATAGAAAAAATATTAAAGATGGCAAATAATACGCGTCCATTACCAGGTACCCCTGGATTACGTGTTGTTATGAATAAAGAAATGTTTGATAAAATGGGGTTCCCTTCTATAAGTAGTGATGATGATGATGATGATGATGATGCAATTGATGATGATATCTTCCGGAAGGTGCGTTCTGGTAATTTTCGAAATTCCGAACGTAAACGAAGCGAAAACTTTGAAGTAGTAAAGGATTCTGGAATGACATTTGATGATGTAGGAGGATATGATAATGTTAAAAAAGAGCTTGACCAATGTATTGATATAATATCTAATTACACCAAGTACGAACGATACAATGTGCGTGTACCCAAAGGTCTTGTATTTGAAGGACCACCCGGTAATGGTAAAACGTTACTGGCAAAAGCATTAGCCGGAGAAGCAAAAACAAATTTTATCCCAGTGTCTGGTGCACAATTCCAAGAAAAATTTGTAGGGGTTGGGTCAAGTCGTATTCGCGAGTTATTTAAACTTGCGCGCGATAACATCCCTTGTATTATCTTTATTGATGAAATTGATGCGGTAGGACGTAAACGTTCTACTACAGATGGAGATACTTCTGGTAATGAACGTGATAGTACATTAAATGAATTATTGGTTGCGTTAGATGGTTTTCATAATACAAGTGGCATTTTTTTAATTGGGGCAACCAATCGTGCTGATCTATTGGACGATGCATTAACACGACCTGGTCGTGTAGATAAAAGAGTGTTTATTGGAAATCCTGATAGCGAAACTCGACGCCATATATTGAATATCCATATACAAGGAAAACCACATACAGATGATGTAAATATAGATAACTTGGTAGATATGACAAGTGGGTTCTCTGGGGCACAAATAGAGAACCTACTGAACGAGGCTTTATTGTTAGCATTACGTGATAACCGAGAACATTTTGATAATAATGACTTGGATAGAGTATATAACAAAATGATTGCGGGATGGCAACCAACAGAACATGAATTTACTGAAGAGATTATCGAGCAGATTGCGATTCATGAATTAGGTCATGCTGTAGTAGGAATGTTAAGTAAGCATCATGGAAAGATGACAAAAGTAGTTATTAACTTGTCTGCTCCAAATACTCCGGCATACACTGTGTTTGAAAGTAGTGGGTCAAATATTGCAACACGGGAAGCGTTATTCGAGCATTTGATGATTCTATTAGCAGGGCGCATTGCAGAAGAAGTATTTTATGGCGTTTCTGTTACAACTGGAGCTATCAACGACTTTGAAGAAGCATTAAAATTGGCACAGAAAATGGTATGTTATTATGGTATGGGAACAGAGGTAATTTATCCTCATATTAGCGAGAAGTATAAAGAAAAGGTTGATGCTGAAGTAGCACAACTTATACATGACGCATATGGATATGCTGAGTTCATCGTTCGTAATTCAAAGGAATTAATCGATGAAGGAGCTCATATTTTGAGAAAGGACCAGTTATTGACTTCTGAAACAATGTTAAAACTTATAAATAGCAAATACAAGCATATTTTAGAACTCAATATTTACACCGACTAAAATGTGTGACGGTGAAACTTATTGTAAAACGTCCTAATTCTTTATTACAAATGTATTACATTGATTACATCTGTAATAAACCATACCACATATAGTTTGTTTAGTTATCTTTTATGTAATCTTTATTGTATCAATAATGTTTATATAAGATGTCTGGTTACAGCAGCGATAGTGACCCTGAAACACCAACCGATAGTTCTAATAATATTATAGACATATCCAATATAACAGTCGATATTAGTTTTGTAAGTCCTGAAATTGTATCTGATTTGTCAGATACCACTATACAAGGAGAAGGTTATGAAATCACCCAGGCAGAAGGGAAAGATGCAGACGGTGACGATTTAACTAAGCATACGTTTGAGACCACTGAACCCGAATTATATGACCCACAGATCGAACAAGATTTGAATAAAACTGTTGAGACATATAACGACCTATCAGGCAATGATAGTGTATCCAATACTGTCTTACTTGAAATCAAAGACTATGCGTCACAATTACAATGTTCTGATTTCCATGGGAAAGGTTCTATTGATGATTATAACGAGTTATTTTTGGCCGCATCCCGTATAGCAAATGAGGCAAAGCAAATGGAATTAGACGTAAACATTGATGGGTTCAATGAATTCGCCAATGCGGCTGATCAATTAAGTGAACTGTTTGAAGGGTTCATCTTGAAATTAGAAAGTGTTAGTGTCATTACAGATATGAATTTCTTGAATCAAGTACTTGCTGCTTTGAAACGCATTGTAATTTTGTCAGAAACATTTGGTAGGTTCAAGCAGACTATTTTCTCAACGACAACTATTCAATTGCCTCAATCAGCACAGGAAACCAAAATAGTATTAGACGGTGTTATGTCTGAACTAAACTGTGCGATGAAATATATTGACCATTTTGTCGCACCTGATACATCCGACCCATCACTCAATGAGACTGCATCTCTATCAGTTGAAGAAAAAAATATTATACATAAATCGGTAGAAGCTATTGATAATTGGAATACCCTGTGTGAATATGGTGTTAGTATTGCTATGTCGAATGACGAGAATATTCAATGTATTCAAGAATATAGTACAGAATTACAAGGTAAATCTTCAACACTAATCAATGCAGCTAACAGTCTTCGAACTAAATTAGCAGCATTCAATATCATATAAGTTGAATTTGATATCTAAATCCATTCTTGTAAAAGGGTCTCATATACCTACATGTAATTTGTAATTTGTAAAATGAAAATGAAAAACATAATAAAAAATATCTAAGTATTTTTTATTATTAGGGTATGCAGCGACCATCATGGGATGAGTACTTCAAAGACATTGTTCAGTCTACATCGACACGGTCTCCATGTACACGTTTGAATGTAGGTTGTTTATTGGTAAAAAATAACAGAATTATTAGTCAAGGGTACAATGGTTTTTTACCAGGCTGTCCACACATAAGCATTGTTAAAAATAACCATGAACAAGCAACAATCCATGCGGAACAAAACGCATTATGTGATTGTGCAAAACGAGGTGTATCATGCGAAGAAAGCATTGCATATATTACGCATTATCCTTGCCTAACCTGTACGCGTTTACTGCTTGCTTCTGGCATTAGCGAAATAAAGTATATACATGATTACCATAACGACGATTTAGTTGAGTATTTTGCCAAACAAAAAAATGTATCTATCAGTAAATTGTAATAGATGAATTACTCTTTGAAAATTGAATAATTTTACAGCACTTATTCACCAGTGTATAGATAAAAACATGGATTATTGCACAGAAAAACCAATATATAGTGTAAATATAGACTTTGACTATGCATCATATGCTTGGCGAAAAAATAAAAAACAGGTAGGTAATTGTCATTTTCTATACATTTGTGGCGCCACATGCAAAACAGGGAAGTTATGTAAAAATACAGTTGACCCCCATACATTATGTCATGTACACAAGAAGAAATAATCATGTAAAAATTGATATGGACAGCAATAAGATAACATAGAAACAAGATAAATATGAGCGAAGATTATGATAAGTTTAGTTACGACCACTATAATTATGTAAATCAGGTGTTTGGTGATATTGAAGTCCGCACACTATTACATGAAATTTATAAAACTGATAAAAACAAACATTTGGATTTTGTATATGGAAATATAGAAGAAGATGGAAGCGGGTTTGAAGTCGGTAATGATTCATTTCATCATTACCTAATGAATACACATACAGGAGAAAAAATATGTAGCACAACTGCACCTACAATGAATAAATTAGTTCAAAATACAAACCGTGATGTGAATGACACATTATGCCAAAGCTATTCTCTAATGACTTATATGGGGACACCAAACAAGACACATCATACGCAAAGAAAGACACGACAAATGGAGATTATACATATGTACAGAGATATTTTGAAAAATAAAGAATTTATCCAAGAATTCAAAAACATAATTAAGCGCAGTATCAAAGGGAAAAAAACACCAGTTGGCAACCAACCTGAATGGAAAGAATATAAACATCATAAAATAAAAAAAGAGTATTGGGAAGTATTCAAAATAAATAATATTGATTTCATCGAAAGGATTCATAATACATTGAATGATTGGGAACGGTTTGGATACAATTACTTTATTGGAAACAACTGGTAGGATGTAAATTACAAACTATATATCTAAAAAATATAAAGTAAGGATTGATATGATGTATATATATAGAAGATATGGAAAAATTAACAAAATATATAGCAAATGACTGCTATATATATACACAATGGGACATAGAATTTTCTTTTTATTGGTTAAATAAAATGATGACTTTTTATCACGCGAATAATAAATATATCAAACCAAGTATAATATTTCATTATTTATCGTGTAATCCAAATATAAGATGGGAGACCATAATAAGCAACCCATCTAAGTATTGGGACTACACCATGTTAAGCAAGAATCCAAATATCACATGGGATATCGTAAAAGAAAACCCTTATAATTCATGGTGTTTTTATTCTCTCAGCAAAAACCCAAACATCACATGGGATATCGTAAAAGAAAACCCTGATAAAAAATGGTGTTTTTATTCTCTCAGCAAAAATCCAAATATCACGTGGGAGGTCGTAAAAGAAAACCCTGATAAAAAATGGTGTTTTCATTCTCTCAGCAAAAATCCAAATATCACGTGGGATATCGTAAAAGAAAACCCTGATAAAAAATGGTGTTATGATTACTTGAGTGAGAACCCAAATATCACGTGGGATATCGTAAAAGAAAACCCTGAAATAAGGTGGAATATATGTATCTTAAGTAGGAACCCAAATATCACATATGAAATTGTCAAAGAAAATCCAAATATTAAATGGGATATTTTCAACTTGAGTAGGAACCCAAATATCACATATGAAATTGTCAAAGAAAATCCAAATATTAAATGGGATTTTGTCAACCTGAGTAAGAACCCATCTTTCCAATTAGGAAAAGATGTAGAAACATTTGGAAAGATGGGTATTAGTCAGAATAAAAACCTAACATGGGAAATAATAGACAGTATCCATTCAGATACGTGGGACGTATTAGGGTTATGTACAAATCCTTTTACACAAGAAAAAAGTATGTTTTTCCAGTTGAAAGAAAGAGATTATTTTCGAAACTGGTACAAAAATACTCCATTCGTTGAAGAGTATATTAAAAAACGTTTCCACCCCAGACATATTGACAAATTCATTGAATGGGGGTTCTGATATCGTTGATACACATTTGATATTTTTCTATTTCCTGATGAGATTGTTGTATAAAAGTACTATCATCAACTTTTGGTACCTTATGCTCCTTCGCTTTTATTAATGCGACAACAATGGAGTACAATTGTTGTGGTGTGGCACGTAATACATAAAGTTCATTTAATTTGATATTGTATAATTTAAATAGTTTATTTGCTTCTTTCGGGTCATTTTTATACTTCATATGCCACATCCAAGCATAAACGGCCAACTGTATATAATGTTCTATGTTCGTTTCTGATGTACATTTTAATTCAAATACAGAATTCGATGTAACCAAATCTATACGTCCTTTTAGTATTACCTTCTTCTGAAGTAATACATCTTTTCGTAGTTCATTATTGATTTCATCATGTACGTTCTCATCATCCTCTTCGTGAATAATATTTACTTCTGTGCGTGGACAGCTTTCTAATTCACCATTCAAAATGTCTTTTAAATTGGCTTTACATTCGTCAATGATAGATGAATCAAGCCAATCATAATTGTCAATTTGTTTTAATCGCGATACCAGACGTTCCTCTATACTCTTCAATAAGTTACATGTTAATAAATAGTCTTCTATGCTTTCCATTTGATCAGGTATTTCTTGGCGTTTCTGTAAGTAAATTGATTTTTTATTTTGAGTGTGTTTCTCATCGTTCAATAAAAGATCGATATATTGAAGTAATTGATCAGATTGTGAAATATAGTCTGGATGATCCTTCAAATAACTATCAATGCAATACGCAGGAATAGCATTACCATTAATATCACTTACTTCTTCAAAGCAACCATTGTTCGCTTCCATAATAGTAGGTATATCTAATGGTTCTGAACTCATATCTTGTTTCTCATATATGGATTCCAATAATGGGGTCAGAAAATCCAGAACATCTTCTGGTATAAATCTTGTTAAGTCAGTGACCGACTCTCGTTTTATTCTACTTTTATTCTTTATTTCATTCTCTTGTTCAGTACTAAGTGGTTGTGCGTTCGCAACGTTTCCCCTGAACCGTATGTAATTTTCTGCTTCCATTTGGGAATGATTTTGTTTTAAAAATGGTAATGGTCGCTTATATGAAAAAAGTTTATTATCGTACTCCTCAAACATGTATATTCGTTCAGATCCACGTGTTGCTCCAACATATATAGTGTTTGGACACGTATTTTTATCACTTACGCGGTTATAAAAAATAAAATAGCTATTATCACATCCTATCAAAAATACAAGTTTTCGCCCACGTCCTTTGACACTATGAAATGTAGAAAATACTACCTTTTTATTAGCTACTCTATCGTCGATCTGGTCTGATTCTTGGGCTGGTATATAACACGGAACATTCATTTCGTTCACCAATAAGTTTTCTATATCGGAAATAGCCTTATTTTTCCCCTTAATAGATGCTGCCAGAATGAATATATCACCCGGATGATATCCATTGGTTAGTGCGGTGTGTATTTCATATTGAATAATATTTTTTATGTTATACCATGTATGACAAACATAATCAACAGGGCTCCCATCACGAATGGCTTTCATCCGATTTTCTCCTAATAATGTATTGTTTACAAAATCAGCCATGGGTTTTGTAATACGATAAGATATATGCATTTCTGCACGGCGGAACGGTGCAGTTAAAAACGGCATATGCTTCCATATCGAAACGGCTTTTGTCAAAAATCGTTCATCTGATCCTTTAAAGTCATATAAGCTTTGCTTTTTATCTCCAAGAATAAGCATTTGAATAGGTTTCCCATAATCGGTTATGAATTTGACCACCAATTGGTAATATAATGGAGTCATGTCCTGTACTTCGTCTATAACTAATAAATCGAATGGGGATATAGATCCTAACACAGACTCATTTGTATGGAGAGTTTTTCGTATTTCTTTATCTGTGTACCCAGAACGTAAATAATATTTCTTTGCTAAGCTATGGAATGTATGTATTTGAATATTATTTATATTGTACTTAACAGCATTGTCTTGAACGTCCTTTCGCAAGGCCTTGTTATATGTAAGTTGAAGTATTTGTTTATCAGGTTGCTTTGATGCACAGCCTAATACTGTAGTTGTTTTTCCAGTTCCAGCAACTGCTTCTACCACAACATTGTATTTTGCCTGTAATAATTCATATACGTACTGTTGTTCATCATTGAAATCGTGCATTACGCTACACACTACCATATCTTGTAGTAATAGGTTTATACTGTTTATCGTTACACCTTTCACGAATTATTGTATATCTTTCTTATCTTTCCATTTTTCTCGTTTTTCATACAAAAAAAAAACAAAAACCCAATGAGCAAAAACAAAAAATGGACATTTTAAA